TCCGCTGCCTCGATCATCTTCCCGATGAACAAGGAGACGACCGAAAGCTTTACGTCCGCATCAACCTGGGGACGCAGCAGTTCGGTGAGTTTGTCCCTCATCCGACAACTTCTTTAGCCTTGTCGAGATAGTCGGAGTTCTTCCTGTCCTTCTCGCGCTTGACTTCCATCTGCATTTTCGCAATGCGTTCGTTGGAACGAATATCCTCTTCCTTGAGGGCGAGTTCGGCGATCTTGGCGCGTTTGCTGAAGTCGTCCTGGTTGTCCTCCGCAGGGAGGTTCCTGGCAAGGGCGGAAACGAACCGTGCCTTGGTTTCCGTGGGCGCGAGTTGCGTTTCCACGACCTTTTTCTGGGCATCGGCGTTGCTGTGTTGGGCTTCGGCGTTGAGCTTGGCAATGTTCGCCTGCACCAGTTGCATGTCTAGCATCATCTTCTGCTGGCCCATCTGCTGCTGCTGCGGGTCGGGTTGGGACATCTGCCGCATCCGCTCGATCATTTCCTCCCGGTTGCTAACTGAGGAATTCTGCAAAACGCCTTCCATGAGAACCGGCGTGAGGGGAGACTGTGCGCCCAATGTCTGTATGAGGAAGGCCAACTGCTTCTGCTCGTATTCCCTGGCGATAATTCCCAGGGTCGCGGTCGGGATGAACTTCACATCCACCGCAGGGTATCTTTCGGGCGAGAACTGCATGTAGCGCCATGTCGCCTTGTAGATGAAGGGAATGAGGAAGTCTTCCTGGAAATTCACCAGCGTCCGCTTGTATTTCTTGATCATGGTGGCGGTGGCCATGTCCATGCCGTCCCGCGCAACCTGGGAAACCATGCCGTTTGAGTCGATGGTTCCCGTAGCCATCAGGAGCATCCGCTCGAATTCCTTGGCGGTCAGCAATGCCTGGCCGTCGTTCGTGCCGAACTTGAACGGCATCAGAATATCTTGAGGTGCGCCGTTGGTCATGAAGGCTTTGCCGGGCTTGACCTCGAACTTCGCGCCCCTCGGGAGGCGGGAAGCGTCAACAGCGATCATCGGGGCCACGGTCAGGGCCAGGGCGTCCATGTGGGAACGCGCAGAGCCGTCGATGGCCATTTGCATGTTGAAGGCTTTTTCGACCGTCCCACGGCCCAATAGGCGGTTTGGCACGGTATCGGACTGGTAGGAGAGGATCGGGCGATCCTTCATCATGTAGGGCGACTCTTCCGCCTTCAGCAGCACCCCACCGTTCGCTATCACGACAATGGCCTCGGCCATGTCGGAGTAGTCTTCTGTTTCTCCCAGTTCGACGACTTCCTCGCCGGGTTTTTTCAGGTATTCCCTCGGAACCAGGCCGTAATACGTCAGCAACAGCACCCGGTCGTCGTCGTAATTCTTCGCCTGCTGCGTGGGCTCGAGTTGGTCTTCGGTGTAGGTGGCGTGGATATCGACGTTCAGGTACGTTCCATCGGCAATTTCCTGCGATACCTTGTGGATGGAGGTGTAGCGCTCGATGGCCACGCCCATGCAGTCGTCGACGGATGTCCCGTTCGGGTCGAAAATGAAGTTTTTCGGGTTGACGGGAGACAATTTCACCGAAATGCGGTCTTTTTCCACCACGCCGTAAGCAGAAAGCCCCTGATCCATTGGAACGGTCATGGGTTGGTATTGTTTTTCGGAACTGACGACAATTTCGCCGATCCCGGTGCCGTAAATTTCGCCCATAAGGACGATCTGGTCGATGGACTTGCGTATTTTGTCCTGGGAAAAGTCCTCTTTTAGCTGGTTTTTCAGCTTTTCCACGTCCAGACGGCCATTCTGGTCGTTGACGTCGTCCTTGATGTCGAAAAACTCGCCCTGGCCGAAAATGGCTTCCATGACTTCCGCATGACGGGTTTCGACAGCCTGTTGAGAGGCGGGGGAAATGACCCGGGAGCGCTCAGACCCCCGCTGTTTGTCTTCTTCCTTCCACTTCCCCCGGAAAATGCGCTCGTACTTGTCCCAGTCGTCGAGGAAATTCTGATCCCGGTAGTCGCGCCACTTGTCCGTGTGGCCGACAATGAAGGAAACCAGGCTCTTTTCCGCCTCGGACGGGACGTGATAGGCGGACTCCTCCCCCGGCACTTCGTCTATGACGTGTCCGGTGTTTTCAAAGTTAATTTCGGCCATTTAGAGTCCACTTATCACGTCTATCGGTTCCCATTCCTCGGAGTCGTCCGGTTTCGCGTAGATCGTCGTCACCAGATGGGCGATCATGGATACCGCGTCGGGAATGTCGTCGTGCGCTTTCTTGGAGGGAAACATGAGGAATTGGTCTTTTAGCTTCGACCATTCCTCTTTTTCGTCCAGAGTCACCCGCCCGTGCTCGAAAAGCCCCTGCAGGGCGTACACGATGCGATTCTCCTTGCTGTTCGCGGAAGTGGGAATGGCCTCTATATGGGCGTATATCCCGTGCTTTCGCATCTGATCCTGCAGATAGGGCATTACCGCCCGCATGAGCGCGCCCTTTTCCATGCCCACCATGATGGGCTTGTAGGCCCGTATGGCCATCAGGATGCGGACGGCGGTTTCACGCACATCCCACCGCCCCGCCTCGACCTTCCTGATGAACCACTTCCCTTCGTCGGTGACTTTGACGACCGCGATGACAGCATCGTCAAGCCACTTCTTCTTGTTCGGGTCTTTCACTTCCTCGAAACCGGCAAGATCGACCGCGATGTAGAAGTCGCCCTGCTTCGGCTCCGGGCCGTACTTGAACCATTCCTCCTTGAAGACCTCCGCCCCCATCGTGTCGAAAGAGGCCAGGTATTCCTGCTTGAAGGCGAAGGTCGACATTGACCGCTTCGCGGCCTCTATCTCCCCCTTGTCGATAAGCTCGTTATCATAAGTTGTAAGGTGCCAACTCTTCCACTCCGGGTCTTCCCCGGACAAACCGTATTCAAAATAGTCCTTGAACAACGACTCGCCGGGTTCCGGGGTGCCGATGAACAGCGCACCCCCCTTCAGGTCGGAAAGAGCAGGGCGGACGATGAGTTCCCAGACCGACGCCTTCATGTCCTTGAACTCATCCAGCACGCAGTCGTACAACTTCATGCCCCGCAAGGAGTCCGGAGAGTCCGCACCCCTTACGTATATCTTGATCCCGTTGACCAGCTTTATTTCCCCGTTGTTCACATGCGAGGAAGCCAGCACGGGTTGGGCCAAGTCCAGAAGCAGGTCCCACATGAGCACCCGGGCCATCTGGAACGTGGGCGCGACGTACATCACCCCCGCAGACTTGTCCTTGCACTCCAGCGCCTTCACCAGAACCCGGACCGCGGACATGCGGGTCTTCCCGCACCTGCGCCCAGCTACCACCACTTGAAACCTTGTCTTGTCCGCGAATACTTCCCGCTGCCACTTAAGCAGCTTGAAATCAAGCGTCCTCAACCCGCTCGCCTTCTATCGTCACCCCGGAGTCAATCGGGCTGATCGTGATGTTGATTACCCCAACCCCGCCACCAGAACCACCGTTTTCCCCATACTGAGACTTCCCCCACTTGGAAGCCGCCCATTTCCGGGTGTCAATCTTCAGCTTGGCAAGATTCACTTCTTCCGGCGTAGCTGAGTCCGCAATCTCCAAAGCCCTATTAGCCTCGTAGTCGGCCCTGGCCTCCAATGCCTGCCGGTAAGCCGCCAGCCTCCCCTCGTCGGCATTGACCCACTTCCACAGCACCACATAAGGCATCCCCTCAGCCTTCGCTACGTCCGCCAAAGAAGCCCCATGAGCAACCATCCCGCACACCATGTCCGCCACACCAGATTCCCCATGCTGCTCGACTAATTGGTCCAGCTGCTGGCGACCATAGGCGATGAGTCTCATTTTTTCCTTTTCGGCGAGATGGGGAGGATGGACAAAAAAATATGGCGAGGAGTCGGATACCCCCCCCCGCCATAAGCATTCACTAATACTTAGCTATTGCTGCGCTGCGCAACTATGCAGATCAATGACTTAGGTCAATTTAACATAATGGCCATATTGCGCACCGTGCTGCAATTGATTGATTATTAGCGCGTTTCCATTTCGGGTTTTCATGCACCGTATTGTGCGATGCCATATATTGCTGTGCAGCATCGTGTATTTTCCGGATACCGGAATGCCTGGAGGCGGTGAATATGTTTGCCAGCCTGCCTATCGCAGCCAATCCAAGCATATTCAGCCTATCTTGTGCGATGTCTTTAGTTGCCTAGCTACCTGGGGCTGCTACAGTTTATGCCTGCCCTTGTGTCTTCCGGTGCCTGTTCTGTTATAGGCTTATGGGCTATCCGGGTAGGGTTCTTATGGGCTGCTCGCGTAATGGGGTTCCACATAATCCGGAGGTTTAGTTTAGCCTTGGATAGTCCGGCTTCTGTTCTTGGGCCGGTGCTTAATCCGCCGTGGTTTCTGCATTTACCATTTGGCATGGCGTTGGCTATGCATGGCCTGCCTTGTCTGGTCTTGGCTCCGCATTTCTGTCCGATTACTGGCTTGCGGATTATCGGGGCTTGGTATTGGCCCTTGATAGCCTTGATCTTGTCTATGGCCTCGGATGGCGAGCAATCCTCGATCTTGCTTACAAAGCCTATAGCGTCTTCATGAAGACCGCAGGTCATGCAGTAGCATTCCCATTTACCGTCTATCCTGTATATGGACAGCGTTGGGCTGTCTGACGGGTGGGCGGGGCATAGGGCTTCGTAGCGGTTTCCCCTAGGCTTCAGCTTGATCCCGTAGCTGACAAGGATTGAGGGTAACTGTCTTAACAAAGGAGGCGTCCTAATGCGCTGGGTTTTGTTAATTGTTGCGTTTTCGTTCAATACTGCGTTTGCGGCTGATCCCTGTAATTGCATTGGGTATGCCGGTCCCGGTGGGCCTTGCTATTCTGGGCCGGGTGGTCCTGCTTACGATGGCCCTGGCGGCCCTGCTTATAGGGGGCCTGGCGGGCCGTGTTATTCCGGTCCCGGTGGTCCAAGGTATAGCGGACCCGGAGGACCGGCCTATAGTGGTCCTGGTGGGCCTATGTACCGAGGGCCTGGAGGTCCGGCTTACAGCGGCCCTGGTGGCCCGGCCTATAACGGGCCGGGAGGGCCTTGTTACGCTGGGCCAGGAGGGCCGTGCTATTCAGGGCCGGGCGGCGTGGGCTTCTGCCCTTCCGTCTGTAGATGAATAATCACCGCCACCGGTCAAGGGGTCAGAGTCCTTGCCGGGGCGGCTAGGCTGCGGGAGGGGGGCGCAGCCGGGGGAGAGTGGCCCGCCTTGGGTGCGCTAGAGAAGCGTTGGCAGGCAGCTAAATTGGGTGGCCGGTTCTCGCCCTCTCCGGCCAGAGGTCAGAGCGTAGTGTTCGGCTACGTTGCGATTCTTATCATTCTAGCAGAATCTATCAGAAACGCTTATATATTGGATGACAACTGAGCAGCCCTACGCTTTTGACCTATCTATAAGGCTAACCCTTGCGGGCGATAGGTAAGCGTGAGGCTTTCCAGTCAGGAGGCCATCCTGATTCTGCTGGGGCGTCAGATGATTTATTTATCAGGTGCCCGTATCGTGGGCGAATCGCCTAACCGCTGGCGCGGCGTCATTTGCGTTTTACCTGTTTATCCCTTGCCTCTGAAAGCTCGGGCACCCGGCTGCTCAATATAGGTGGTTCGGTTTCTGCCATTCAGCCCCGAACATGGGCCATCAACTTAAGGCGTGGCGGGCCTAGAAAGTAAAAAAGCCGCTCTTAGGCGGCTAAATGGGGCGCTACCGACCGTCTTAGGTCTTTAAGGGTCATTTAGCGGAAATAGCCGAATCTGTTGCTATCGGCTGATACCCATACGGCTGGCACCTACTTGCCCGATCGATCGCTTATAAGCCCTAAGCAGAGGAAGATGCCATGCGTATGGAAATTCAGGGCGCATTGCCCCGCCTTTTTTATAGCACTTTCCGTCACACTTTGCTAGGGGATTTTCAATCTTCATGTCACACTTTTCCATCGGTATTCCCCATAAGCTCCGCGACTCTCAGGCATCCGACTTTCCACCACGCCGCCGCGTTCCAATTGTTCCAGCACCCTTTGCACTCCGCGCCTGATCCGGTTCCGCTCCTTCATGTCTTTAGGTGCCCCGGCGAAGTTGACTATCTCTATCATGCGATACCAAGTACCGGGGGATGATCCCAAATAGCGGATAACCTCCTTCGCGTATTTCAAGCTGCGGCCTCGCGTTTCTCCAGCCCATCCCAAAGCTTGCCTATGGCCGCTGTAAGCCGCTCATCGTATTGGCGGGTCTTGATGCCTAACTGCCTTGCCGCAGCCGCCCTGCCCTCCATACGCCCGGATTCGTGGCGCTTTGGGTACTCGGCTCGGATGACCAGCTTTTGCTCGATGGGCATGGCGTCGTAAATAGCCTGCACCTTGAGCGCGTCCTTTACACGGATGATGATTCTGGCCTGTTCAGGTTCCCCGAGATCGGAGGGGGCGACGTATTTGTGTTCTACGCTGTAGCAATGCGACGGAGGTAGGGGATGCGGGTAGGGGCCATCCCAACAAAATCGGCACCAGTTTATTAATTCGTTGTGCAGCCAGTCTGGATACCATCTCATCTATCTATCTCCGTGTTTCAAGCCCCATCCGTTTATCAAATTAGCGTCTCTGATTGGCATTGATTATTAACGTATATTAGGAAAGACTGCGCCCCATTTGTCGGATTTTTTAGGCTCCCTATTTGTAGTT